GCAGAAGGAAATGACGCAAGAGTACGATACTCCTGAGGATAACCAGGGGCAGGTGGAGCAGCACTGTTGACATCCAAGATTGTTTTTCCAGCAACCAAGGCAGCAGCAACATTACCACCATCATTCAAGAGGTTTGCAGTGAACTCAAACCAAACAGACATAGCCACACACCTCACCTCATCAACCAAACCGGGAGGAACAAACGCGGTATTACCCGCATTTGGTGTCCCGCACATAGTAAGTGTATTGGCATCTGGAGTGAGAGTGTAGTTATTCTGAACTTGAAAACCCGCAGCTGTCCAAGGAGCAGCGGGACTATATTGAACATTCTGCGAACCCAACAACCCCTGTTGATTTTCTGAAACAAGAGAACCCAAAATTCCTCTAAACGAAAAGAAGAATTTTCCCAAATCAGCGGGAGCAGTACCAGCGTTGCTGTTTCCAACAACATCAAAGTACCCAAACGAAGTATAAAGAGCACTTGCCCGCGCACTATCATCCGGCAACCTCATCTGAAACTGCTTCGGTTGAATGAGCATGGCAAGATACGGATTCGTACGAGCCAATTGAAGAAATCGATTTGGTGCTTCCCCATATCCAGAAAAACCAGCAAGCTGCCGAGCTTGAATAGTACTCTGTTGACGACGACGACGACGAGTTGTGACTGCCGCGGATCTCGGCATCATAACCATCGCCTGTTGAGGAGTAGGAACGGCCACAGGTGCAACCCTGCGCCTAAGCCTCCTCCTAGGTAGCCCTTGAGCTACCCTAGATTGTTGTGGCTGACCTCGAGCCTGAGCAACCTGCGATTGCCTCGCCGCTGCTCGTCGAGCTTTCTGAGATGCTGTCAATGTCATTATAAAGTGATGAAAGAAAACGTTTTATCGGGGCTAGGTATTTAAGATCACCCCGACCTTCGAAATCACAGTATATCGACTGGACATCTGAATCGGACAATAACAACGATGGATTCAAACCTTCATAACGGGTCATCATCCAAGTCATATATTCAGTCAATACACAATACACATCACCATAAGGCCAAGCTTTCACTCGTATAGCAGAAGCTCGTTCAAATGATTTAACAACATCAGAATCCCCAAGAATCATAGAACACCACAACCTATCTTGATCTAGGGCTGGTACAAAGAGACCATTTCTCTCAACAAAATCGTGACTTAAAAAATTGACACAGTTATCTACATCAAAGGTTTTTAGTCCAGCACCAGTAACTTCAATACCAAATGCTTCTTTCATAACATGAACAATAACATCCCCACTAATGAATTGCTTTACGCATTCATCATAGGAATAAGTATTATCATCACCATATAACGCACAATATACGTGTTCATGAAAGTAATCATAATCAGACGGTCCACCTGCCATCAACCAACAGAAAGCGATCATACGACTCAAAACGAGCGTATTATCAACCACAGTATTGCCACTACCCGAAGGATTAGCATGATCAGTACATATTACAGTACCATCTGGCAATACTAAAGGAGTATTGACTATATCTCTATAAAGATTATACAATCGCCGCCTATTAGCATCAGTTTGATCATATGAGCGAAGACACTTAAATCTAAACTCACATATATCCCACAAAGCACTGGCAAATACACCACCATCAAAATTTCGAACATCCAAAGCCTCTTTAAGAGCATGTCGAATAAGATTATGATAAAGTCTATTAAACCCTTGATGAAAAATATCTATACCAACAGCAGACCAAGTCTTCAAATGAGCATCATAAAATTTTTGATTCATATCAGCACACAAACGACCTAAAGAGTTGGCATGTTCAATAGGTGAAGCACAGAACAAACGAGTTTTCTTCAAGAGAACTCTTTCACTATCCCGTAATTCATCCTTCAAACATCCGCCCCAATAAGTCAATGGAGACCCAATACCATCAAGAGAATCATGATATTCCATAAGAAATTTCGCAAAATCTGGATCACCATAAGCGTCTGATTTCTTCTTGAACCTCTGAGACCATACAGGGCCACAAGAAGTCTTAGGATTTGTTTTAGCCATATATCCCTCATGTGACAAAATTTGAGAATTAGCCATAAATGGATAGAACTCACGTTCAACCCATCTACGAGCTAACTCCCAACATTCACGTATCCTTGAGTCTCCACTCAAGGCGGGATCAAAATTTGGTTCAAACAATTTAGCCAAAGACTTCTGATAAGCCTCTGCACACATCTCAGTATGACACCATGGAAGACTATGAAAATCACCTCCAATAATTTCTTCATAATTAAACCCTA